AAGCGATGTTATAATGAATTCTAAACCATGTTATGGTTGTACCATATTTTTACAAAAATGTATGAACAAATATGGCCTTAATAAAGTATATTATTCCAGTGGATGAAATGTATTTAGGGGGAAAATAATTATATGATTTTTTTATTTTAATTATATATTATATATATAATGAATTTGTCTTTTAAGATTCCAACATGGTTATTTTTAATAGCAATTGTCTTATTGGTAATATTTGTTTTGTACAAAATATGTAGTAATTCCGAAGGATTCGTAAATTACAATGCTAGATCTGCATTTAATTCTGCCCATCAACTACCAGATACAGATGCTAGTGGTTATTTTTTATATGATAATAATTACTTTTATCCAGATTCTGGGAAGATTATTCGTGTATGGGGACAAGAAAATGTTGAAGGAGCTTCAGGTGAAGATATTGAATATGTGGAAGTATATGACAGAGAAGGTAATAGTGAACGTATAGATGCTTCTAGTTCAGAAGTTGATGGTGTAAAAGTATATTCATTGGATTCAAGTGTTAATGTAGCAGGAGATGGTGAAGATTTATCAGCTATGTATAATCATTGGTACACAAAAAAAGTTTCATCTGATTATACCGACTACGCCAATAATCAATTATATTATGTGAATTATGGTTATGTCACCTATATGCATGTAATTAATAATAATGCTTCGGATGCAAGTACAAATAATTTTGGTTATCTTCAATCACAAGATGAATTAATTCATATTGATTATACTGCTCCAATGACAGTTGGTCATAAATCATCAGAAGATTTTACTGCTGGATCAGCAAATGATGTTGAAGTTGGTGGAAAAACTTTAATTGATTGTTATCAAGTAGCAAAGAATGTTTACTATAACGTAAATAATGGTGATTTATATATTGATACAAGTACAGATAGTGAATCTTCGCTTCAAATTTACAAAAGATCTTCAAATGGTTCTATGTTAGATGGTGAAGAAAGTGATGATTATGTATTTCCTACATCAAAGAACTTAAGTTCTAATAATTCAGCTAGATTTATTGCTAAGGATAACAAAGGTGGTAACTTGATTGTTTATGTCGCAAAACAATATACAACAATGATTTTGGTTTTGAGAAAAGAACAAAGTGGTTCAAGTAATGGCGTATATAGCTTAGGATCAAATAATGTATTTAGATTTAGTCAAGATGGTTTAGTACAATTTAATTATGAAGATGGTGAAGATTCCAATGGTGATGATTCCAATGGTGATGATTCAAATGGTGATGATTCAAATGGTGAAGATTCAAATGGTGATTCTAATGGTGATTCTAGTAACCCACCTCCTCCAGAGTCAGGAGAAGATATGAATGAATATTGGAAATGGTATTGGTATTGGAATTCCACAAATACACCAATAGGTGGACATTCAAATGATTACATGTTAAAGACACAAGTTGTACCACCGGTATGTCCTGCTTGTCCTGCTTGTCCTACAGGGGGAGATTGTGGTAATTGTGGCGGACACGGTGGATCTGGTACAGTAGACGCATGTGGAAACTCAGTTGTAAAAGATACCAATTTATCGGGCACATTGAGTACAACAGTAACAACGGTTGGTGATGTAGCAGGTAAGGCATTGGATAGTGGTACAGATGCTTTGAATAAGACATTGGATACAACCAGTGATTTATTAAAGTCTGCTGGTTCCGGTGCTCTTGAATTAACAAATACAGTATTAGATGGAACTGGTAACTTGATAAGTGGAACAGGTCAATTGGCTCGTGATACAGCATCAGGTACTGTAGATATAGCATATGATACTGTATCTGGTACAGCTGATTTTGTAAAAGATATTGGACGCGGACCACACAATGTTAGCGGAGGACCAACATATGGATATGGAGGAAACGCGACGAATGGTTATTATCAACAACATGGTAGATTAGCTGGTAACCAAGCAATTAATTATGCTACACCTGCAATGGATCCATATACATACAATGGACAATTACCACAAAGAGAAGAAAGTACTTTCGTTCCAAGAACAAATAGTTTTGCCGCTTTTAGTAAATAAATAAACTAAATAATATATAAATATTTTTTATTATACTTAATAATGAAAAATGTATGGTCAAATGTAAACTCAATTCTAGAAAGAGAATCAATAGAAAATGAAATATGTAATTTATTATATAATTATGAAGAAAAAATCGAAGATATTAATTTTAAAAGAGCAATATTTATTTATGGTCCTTCTGGTATAGGAAAAACATCATTTGTATATAATTTATTAAAAAAAATAAATTATGATATTGTTCAATATGATACAAGTGATTTGCGCAATAAAGCATTATTTGATAACATTGCGTGTAATAATGTATCAAATAAAAATGTATTACATATGTTTACAAAAAATACCAAAAAAATAGCGATAATAATGGATGAGATAGAAGGAATGAATAGTGGAGATAAAGGGGGTATAGCCGCATTAATAAAATTAGTACGTCAAAAAAAAACGAAAAAACAGAAGTTGGAGAATATAAATATGAATCCGATTATTTGTATATGTAATAATACAATTGATAAAAAAATAAAAGATCTTATGAAAGTATGTCATGTATATGAATTGAAAATGCCTACAGATTTTCAAATATTTAACATGTTACACATAGATGAAAAATATAAAACCCAATGTATAAAATATATCCAAGGAGATTTACGTAAATTAACTCAAATATATGATATGTATAACAATTCTATGAATTTTGACACAATATTTGATCATATATATAATAAGGATTTCAATGAGGATTCTAAAAAAAATACCAAATTCTTATTTGAAAATAATTTACATATAAGTCAACATCAACAATATATTAATGATAATGAGCGTACAATAATTTCTTTATTATGGCATGAAAATGTGATAGAATTTTTTAATTCTAAAAATATGAATTATCATATAAACTTATATTTAAAATTATTAAATAATATTTGTTACGCGGATTATATTGATAGAATAACATTTCAAAATCAAATATGGTTATTTAATGAAGTGAGTTCACTTATAAAAACATTTTATAATAATAAAATATTTCATGAAAATATAAAACCGAAACCGTTAAAAGAAATACGTTTTACTAAGATTTTGACAAAATACTCAACTGAATATAATAATCAACAGTTTTTTAATAATTTATGTTTCGAATTAGGAATGGATAAAAAGGATCTGATTTGTTTATTTAATGAAATAAAAACACTTTTTCCACGTAATTATGAAAATTTGAATGTTTTTGATAATGATAATATAAATAAGTTAGACATAAAAAGAATGTATAAGTTTTTGGAAAAAAATTCGTTAAAAGATGGAACAGAAAATTAAATATCATCATCTTCTTCATCATCTTCTTCATCATCTTCTTCATCATCGTCTTCGTCTTCTTCATCATCGCTTGACGCAGAAGTATATTGAAATACTATTAATTTACGAATGAGATCTATCATTATAGTACGTAGATGAACTACGAGATTCATATAATTATTTCGTTGTGTATTTTTTAATAAATATAATACTAACGAAACGTCATAACTATCAATAATTTCTTCTATGTATTTATTGGTACTTTCAATAGTAATTTTTTTATAACGTTCAGGTCTTTTTGGTTCTAAGGTTTTTCTACATAACGGACAAATATTTTTTTTCTCTAATGATTCAAGTAAACAAGATAAACAAAAATTATGTCCACATTCAGTAGTTGCTTTATTTACGTCTCCTATTACTCCTAGACAAATAGTACAAATATTTTGCGAATAATCATTTTGTAATATATCTGTATTCATTTTTAAAATATCACCAATTGTTGTCATATTATATTATATTAAATATAAAATAATATATTTATTTACTTTCAAATAATTTAATTTTTTCTTCAAGTTCTTTTATCTTATCGTCTCTTTGTCTAAGAGTTTGCTGCATGGTTTGTATTATATTAACTGCTTTTTGTAAATCAAGTGGTTCAGGTTGCTTTCCAGGTAGAGTAATCATAGGTGTTTGTTGATTTACCATTTTGGATCGTTGTTCGTCGAGTTCTTTCATTTGTTTTATTACATCTGGTTTCATAGAAGGATCTCCTGGAGCATAGTTTTCCAATAGTGGATCTATATCTTCCATGAAAAATTTTTTGATACTTTCTTCGTTATCTCTACGTATAAACATATTTACTGTTTTATCACTTTCGTTCATGAACTTACTTGGGCTTTGTGACAATAATTTCTTTTTATCAAACGTATTTTGATTATGTGAAAATACTAATATAGTTTTCAATGAATCTAATTGAACAAATGGTATTGTATAATTATGTAAAAATTCTTTTTCCTCTGCCAAACATGCGGTTTCATTATATCTTGTTATTTTTAATAGGTCACGGCGAAACGCAAATGTACCCGCAGTGGCGTGATTTGGTCCATATGGACCAAACTGATACATTTTTTGTATATGTTTGAAATATATATATAATTCACTAGATCCAGCACATAATGCTTTTGGATTTCTTAAAAGACGTTCTACTGCGTGACTTATACGATCTGGAGGATAATAATCATCGTCATCCATATACACAATAATACTACCTTTACTTTGATCATGCATATAATTTCTTTTGAATCCCAATGTTTTTTTTTCATCTAATTCAAAGTATTTAATTTGTGGTATATTCGAAGATTCAACTAAGTCTTTTATTTTATCAGTACCATCATCTACAATGATCCATTCAATACGACTCATTGGATAATCTTGGTTTTTAAAACATTCAAATAATGTATAGAAAAATGGACGCCGATTATACGTAGGGGTACATACAGAAACAAACGGCATTGTAAGTGATGTTTTTTTACCGTTCTTATCTTTTTTTTTACCCATATATATAATTATTGTTTTAATATTTATATATGTTTATATGAATGCATTAAAAATCATAAGGAAATTATTTAACCATGTAGATATTTTATCTGGATCATATAATCCATAGCTGAAACCAGCTAATAAAAGTCCACATGTTGTAAATAAACCTGTTTTAAGAGAATCATTACCCAAATTATTGCGGTATTCGTTGAATGAAAATCCTAATATTATAACCATTACAAAGATAAATGACCGTTTATTAATAAAACCACAAAGATTTGCAAACATATTTTTCCACGTATTACATGGTTCATTGGAGTTATTTATAGCATTCTTTGTATATTCAAAACTATCTTTAGAACCGAAAAGCAACATTGGGAAAAATGATAATGTTACAAAATATATAGACAGTAGTACAGCAAACCAGTTGAAGAAGTAGAAGAATGATGAACATCGTATCATAAATGTGAATAATGTGATAATAATTTTTCCTAAATTATTCCACATGCTCCCTTCAGTAATATTTTCCGCCGATTCACCAATTGTTTTCGCAAGATTATTAATCGCATCTGCCTGTAGGTCTGTTTTCTTGTCTGTGTTTTCTTTCATTGATTCATTTTTTGGACTCATGATATCTTTCATAAAACCATATGCATCTGGACCTATAAACATTTCAAATATTCCTAATCCACCAATTAGCATCATTAATCCATATATAATTACCGAAGCATATTGTGTTCCTGGAGCCATATTTGATATTTTAAATCCAGTTATGGTTTTCATAATATGAACAGATGGTTCCAATATAAAATAAAATAAAACCAGTGTAAATAAAAATTTGAATTGTAAACTGTTAAAAAATTGTGTTAAACCAAGAAGTGTTATTATATTTTGTAATATATTTGGAATTGTAAACCCAATTGTATCAGAATGTTCCGTAAATAGAAATATTATAGTGGATAAAATATACAATAATGGTGAAAATAAGTTTTTAGTAAAGAATCCGGCTTCTCCCATAATATGTTTTATCGACC